TGTATGTGCATTAGTATCTGCGCTTATATAAAGCGTTGGAACTTTTGTCCTAAGGGCAATCGCAAGGGCAAGTGTTGATTTACCTGCCCCTGGAGTGCCAGCAATCATAGATACTTCTGCCCGTCTTATAACAATCTTATTGATATCAAAGGTACGAAATACTGTTGGTAATGGTTCGCCACCAATATCTTTGCTACCTACTGCACGGGCTAAAGTTCTCATTGTTTAAAATGTACTCCACTCAGAGTCAGTACGTCGGATCCATGCTGGCTCACATTGGTCTGGAGTACCCTTTGGTGATGGACACATGAACGCTTTCCATGGTCCTTTAGCACCAGCACCTGTACGTTTTGTCATCTCACCATGTTTACAGGAACGACCTGATGGTCCAGTACTTGGTGTAAATGTTTGTGTTGGGCTTGATACTGGTCTAGCACCTAGACCTTTTGCAAGGTTGCCTACTGCCTCTTCATATGAAGCAGGTACTCCCTCTACTGATGTTGCCATGGTTGAGATTAAATTCTCAGCCCCGACATCACCCAATATCTGAGTCAAGTTACCCTTGAACTCATCGGCAGTATTACCAGCAATCACAAAGATGCGACCATCTGGTAACTTACTACTAACTTGGAAGTTAGCATTAGCCATTGTTTTTCTCCTTTTCTGTGTATTTACCATTCATAAACTTACAGTAGGATAGCACACCACATCGTCCACAGTTGGACAAGTTAGGCAAGAATATCTCAGCCTTACGTGCTCTATCAAATTCAGAGTAGATATGCTCTACCTCTTGAGTAGCAAGATGTTCTAGACTCCAAGTGGTTACATGACCAGTGCGTGCATCCCAAAAACCTGCTTTGTCCACTTCAAGGCCATCCATCTTGCGCAAAGCCCACGCATAAGTTGCAAGTTGAAGTGGGTGTCTTTGAGATGACGCCCCTGTCTTAATGTCTAAAAGGACTATCTTGCCATCGTAATCCGTCATCACTCGGTCAATGGCCATCTTTACAACAGTATCTACCAAAGGAACCTCATACTGTTTTTCGATGTAGTCCTTATAGACACCCCACCCATTGGAACGAAACTCTATCCAACGTTCTAGCATCCATAAACCTTCTCCGTACCACCAAGACATATCTTCCCTCTTGGCGTATTCCCAAGAAAGCATATCTCCGTTTAGTTCTTCATCTTCTTTTACTTGTTGAAACCAAGCATCATTCCAAATAGTTTCGGCAAACCCAGGATTTAGATCATACATCTCGGTAGCCCTATGGACAGCAGACCCACCCGTAAACCAGACAGCATGTTTCTCGGGTACGCCTTGTAGTTTTGTTAAGTTGTACTTCCATCCACACTCTTGATAAGTTCCAAGAGAGGAATAGGATATATGTTTAGGTAATTCGTTCATAAAGCAACCCTACCACACCCTATTGGCTATCGCCAATCGAACCCTGCCTGAACCCTGAAATTAAGAAATGCCCCCCTACCCCCCATAAAAATTATGAGTGGTCAGGGAGGCTGGTTAGGCTTTTGCCGTCACCCGTCAATTGAAGTTTCTGCCCCTATTTATTTGGTACCCAAGCCATACTCTTTTTCGGTCTTATCTGCCCATTTAGCCAAAGGTCCTGCTATAGAGCCGATTAGGATTGCATACTCAGGAGTGAGGTCAGCAGCGAGTGCTAATCCCATAGTTACTGCTGATGCTAGAACAGCACGTAGATAAGACTTAAATGCAGCCTTACTTTTCTTGCTTTTCAATTTAGCAATTAGATCTTTCATATCCATCCTTTAAGGGCGTGCAACGCCCATTACTAGGGAGTAGGCACGTTTCCTAAGATACACACCATCTCCATTTGACTGACTACCTTTACTGCCACTAGAGGTATTACCCTCATAGACCGTAAGGTATTTTTTTCCATCGTTACTGGCGCATATCCCAACATGGTCAGGCTGTGCGTCACTATCGAACTGGAAGAATACTATATCACCAGGTTGAGCCTTGCCAACTGGGACTATCTTGCCTTTTTTAGTAAACCACTTAAGTCCCGCATCGCATGATGCAAATCCCTTACGGGTCTGTGCTGCCACCTTGGATACTATCCCTGCTTTATCAAACACCCAAGATACAAACATTGCACACCAAGGTTGGTTATTAGCACCATACCATTTGCCGTACATATTATTGTTGTTACTGCCTACTTCTTTGTATCCAAGTTGTGACTTGGCTATGTCTACTACCATCATATTGACCACCATCCATTGAATCCAGCATCAGGGTTATCTTGTAACCACTTTTCTCTTAATTCATTTTGCTTAGGCCAGCATATATCATGTGGCTCACAGCCACAATTCTGACAGTTATTGTCTTCCATTTTGAATTAAAATCTGGTAGAGGGTGTCTACCTTTTCCTCTAGTCGGTTAACCTGGTCCTTGATACTAGAGCCACCATTTTGCTTAAGTTCAGACAGATAGTATTTAACTAAGTGTCTTACACCTAATGCTAAAGAACCAAATAATGTGGTTATGGCTACTGCAAATGCTGCCCAATCTTGCGCTGACATTATAAGACCGTTCTAACTGTGATAGTTAATAAACCGCCAAACCCATCATAGCGAGCACTAGGTGGTGTCTTACGTGTAAATGATACTTTCTCTACCAAGGCTTGAACCCTTTCTCCAGTTGTAAAGTCTTGAACATTAATAATATCTCCAGCGGCTTCTATATCTTCTAACTTTTGGATACGCTCCCAAGCACGGCCTTCATATCCAGCCAGTACATTGTATCTATCGGTTTCCACGTCATAACACCAAACAGGGAACTGAATCAACCGCTGGCGTTTAGTCGCTGGAAGAGATTTTGCCTGAAAGCCCTTGAAAGTTGGGCCAAGACTGGTATTGCTTGCGCTACGTGAGAGCGTAAATTTATAGGATATAAACTCCTGTGGTCCTTCTGGACTGTTTGTAGCAGCCTCAGGAGTACCAATAGAAGAGTTATATGTGATAACTGCATAGGTATTATTGTTTGAATCAACAGTTGCTATATCCATAGCACCATTAGCAAATATACCACGGCCACGAATGAACTTATAGTTCTTAGGTTCTAGTGTTCCATAACGAATAGCACCTGTAGTTAGGTAGCCACTAGATTTTTTAACACTAGGTAACTCTCTGTATACGTGTCCATTAGTAGAGTTATAAGTTGTACAAAATGCTAGATTATTACTAGTTCCAAAGAAAGCCACACCAGTAGTTTGGTGTTCTGTTGTTTGAGTATATTGTAGATCATTAGCATAAGCAAATCTCAAGGATTCACCCTCTACAGAAGTACTTAAATCAATGCGGATAAGACCAGCATCTAATGAACCAATACCTGTAGCACACCATACAAAACGATCACGAGCAGCGAAGTCATAGCAAGGCTGTGATGTTTCCACAATAAGTGGACCATAAGATATAGAACCATCTTGGTCATTTACAATGCCAACACGGACACCTTTATTGGTGCCGATCAACATATATCCTAAGTAGTAGTAAATGTCATAAACAATTTCACCAGGAGGAAACTCAGCAGATACGATTGCTGAAGTCAATGTTGGCATAGAGCCAGATGTGTTACTTAGGGTATACTTTTGAATAGTCGAATGTATAGCATTGTGTCCAGCGGTATAAATGGCAGGACCCGAAGCAGTAATACCTGTATAAACATAAGTAGTTACAGGGTTTGTATAAAGAGCAGTGGGTAGAGCGGTTGCATCAGGCGCTACCTCAAAAATTTTATTATTAACGGACATGACTATGCGATCTTTTACATACTCTAATAGAGCATCTGTTACGGTAGTTCCCGTAGCATAAAACATAGTAACGACATCAGATGTATCGCTAGAATTTCCCGTTAAAGGTTTTTTATACATATGCAATTTTGATGCACCACCTTGTGGTGTATTGGTTACCCAATAGGCATATGTGCCATCATCGCAGATACCATATACAGGTTCTGCTGAACCAGAGTTGTAATCAATAAAATGTGTTAAACTGCTTGTAGCACTTCCTACTGGAGATACTGCTGCAGAAGTTACATTAGTTGCAGTTTTAGCATAGGTAAATGTTGTAGTTGTAGGTACTGTAGTAATAGTGTAAGTACCATTAAAGGTAGCATCTACACCAGTAATCACTACTTCCATACCTACTGAAAGACCATGAGCAGCAGGGGTAGTTAATGTAGCCACGTTTGAGGTTAAGGCTTTATTGCTGACAGAGGCTGTTATAGGTTGATAAACCTTATCTACATCATATCCATCATGAAGCAATACGGCATCTCTGTCGCTATATCTAATAGAACGAACATGCTGACTAGGCTTACCATTTGCTTGTAGGGCAGTAGTTACTTCATGGTTTTCATAAACATCATTTAATAAAGATACCTGTCCCTTTGTCCAAACATCTACACCTTGAGAGTCGGTAAATCTATAGTTAGTAGATTCTCCTGAAGTTGGATCATAAAACTTAATACCAGTACCACCATGAAATGATGACTGAGAACGAATCCACCAACCAGTTAGAGATTGCTCTCCTGGTTCTTTGGAGTTGTCAAACTGATCTTTACGATAAGGCGCAGTTTCTCTTTGATACGGATTAACATCCGTAGGTGCCAAAATGAAAGGTTCTCCACCAATAGCAACGTCATAGTCTTCTGCGTTATTTATCCAAAAACCAGCAATACCGGGGTTACCAACATTGAGGGGTAACGATTCGGTTATATCACGACCAGCCACAGTGCTCCTTTAAATAGTTGTTACTTTAAATGTTTTAAACTAATCCGCCGTGACCATTGGATGCTCCTGCTAAGGAGTAAGTGTTTGATAATAAATCACCAAAATCTGTAGCATTTCCAGTACTGGCTATAGTGACATAATCCATTACATTTCGTAATGCAGTACCACCACCAAAAGAAAGACCACCACCCGCTACCGCTCTAGTATTAGTTGATACTCCATAACCTTCGTATCGAGCAACGGTCAAGTCACCAAAATCAGTAGTATTGCCAGTAGTAGCAATGGTAACGTAATCAATTATATTTACTTCTGTTGCGCCACCAGTATCGGTATATCCACCCATAGAAAGTGCCCGTGTGTCAGAAGAAGCAGAAGAAGGGGTTACTCTATTGCCACTTGAATAAGTTCCAAAAGATGTGGCGTTACCTAATGTAGCATAAGTAAAATAAGTAATAGTATCTGAATAATTACCACCACCATTATAAGCACCACCAAACTGTATTGCTCTTGTGGGTGAACCACAACCAGTTTTCGTAAACTCTGCCCTTACTAAATCGCCGAAATCAGTTGCGTTGCCAGCACTAGCAATGGTAACATATTGAATAACATTTACATCAGCAGAATTATCATAGCCACCAAAAAATACACCCCTAGTTGCATTTGAAGAACCACCTAGTTGTGCATTTGTTGTAAGTAAATCACCAAAGTCAACAGCATTACCTGTTGTTGCTGTTGTTACGTATTCAATTACATTTTGATTAGTACCGCTACTGTTTTTACCACCACCAAAAACACTACGAGTTGTGCTACCAAATCCTGCAAAGGTATATCTACTTGCTGATAGGTCACCAAAATCAGTTGAGTTTCCTGTAGATGATATGTCAATATATTGAATTACATTTATGCTGTTACCAGAACCAGTACTAGTAGCAATACCACCAGCAAACAATCCTCTAGTTCCAGCAGGAGCAAAAGCATCATTACCTACCAACAAACTTCTACTCTTAGTACCTGTCTTAAGACTTAATACTGGCATTATTCTAGACCTCCGTGTCCATCTGAGCAACTTGTATGTCCATATCTTGCTACTGTCATACTGCCGAAATTGACACCATTGCCAA